GAACCACAAACAGATGCCATGCGGTATGGTACTGAAGCCCATCTTGTGGCTGAAGAATACATAAGAGATGGGAAACCAGTGCCTAGTAAGTTCTCCTACATGGAGGGCGCCCTGGAGTCACTTAACAAAAGACGTGGTAAGAAGTTAACAGAAATAAAGATGGGGTTGACCAGAGAGCTAGAGCCTTGTGGCTTTAGAGATAAGAATGTTTGGTGGCGTGGTATCGCTGACCTTGTTATTGTTGATGATAGTAAGGCGTGGGTCGTGGACTACAAGACAGGTAAGTCTTCTGCTTACGCAGACAAAGGGCAATTAGAGCTGATGGCACTCGCTACGTTTAAGTATTTCCCAGAAATAAAACAGGTGAACGCCGCATTATTGTTTGTCAAAATAAATAATATTGTTAAAGATAAGTATACTGAAGATATGATTCCTTCTCTATGGGAGAAGTGGATGTCTAATTACAAGCGTATGGAGATAGCATACGAGAACGATATTTGGAACGCACATCCGAGCGGATTATGTAAACGCCACTGTGCAGTAATTGAATGTGTTTATAATGGGAGTAACTGATGCCATATACTAAATCACCTAGACCCTACAAGAAAGAATACAAAAAACAAAAGGAACGTGGGGAACACTCAGACAGAATGGAACGGCAACGTGCCAGACGTGCTTACGACAAGAAAAAAATAAACCGCAAAGGTAAAGATGTAAGTCACAATAAGATGTTAAGTAAGGGGGGCAGTAACAAAGACGGCACTAGACTGGAAAGCCCTTCAAAGAACCGTGCAAGAAACGGACAGAAGAAAAAGAAAAAATAAAATATACTGGAGAGTATTTTGAAGATTATTGACAACAAAGCTTTGTTGCTTAGAGTACGTGACCCTAACAGAGTTACAGCCCTCATACCAAAGAGCCAACAATTACCAGACAATAAGGTACTAGTTAACTGGGGGCTTGCCGAAGCATCGAGCCTTAAGGCACTAAACATAAAAGCACCGTCACCCATTGAGGGTAGGTACAAGTGGACAGGCAAGCACAAACCTTTTGACCACCAAAAAACAACCGCAGGGTTCTTGACGATGAACAAGAGAGCCTTTTGTTTCAACGAACAGGGTACAGGCAAGACAG